TTAATAACTACCTCCAATCAGACTTGTGATAGCGTTTGAGATTTTAGTATCAATAAGAGATTCTACTTGTGTTCTGTTGTAGTAGTTAGATAAATCAATATTATTAGAGTTCTGTCTTATTAACTCAAGTACCTGAGATCTTACTAATACATCTTCTGCGTCATCTCGACTCGAACCCCCAATTTTTAGACCTCCGGCATACCAACCTACACCATTCCAGTCAAGAATATATGCATCTCTTCTCTTATCCCAACTAGTACCACTACCATAGACAACAATGACACCATCTTCGGTTAGATTACATTTCCCGCCGGCAACCATATTATCTCCTGTAGCTAATGTGCCATAGCCGTGTGCAAAAGAATTTTCACCCTTTGCAATAGTATAGTTATTAATAGCGACAGAGTATTCGCCTAGAGCTTTTGCGAAATATCCCGCTGAGAATGTATATCTTCCTTTGGCTTGTGTGTTTAACCCAAGAGCAGCAGCACAGTAGGATGCTAAATTGTTTCTACCAGCAACAAAAGAGTAGTCGCCACCTGCAATATTGTTTCTGCCTCCGCCACAAGATGCTTTTCCAGCGGCTTTAGTTCCGATACCATTTGCAAAAGCAATTGTTACGATATCGACAACGCCCACATCAGGTTTTGACGGCACAAAGAAAATATGGTCATCAAAATCATTGGTTGTTTTGTCAACTTTATTAAATGGTAAATCTTCTTCGTAATAAATCTTTTTACCTTCGATATTTGTAATGGTACCACAGAAATCATAATGAGCTCCGTTTACCATAGAGAACTCGTCACCGACAGCATATCCTAAATCATAATTATCCTGAGAAGGGTCTTCAGGTTCATCAGATTCATTCTTAATCATATACATAAAATCTAAGGATGCATTCGCACCTCTAAAATCCAGTCTACCGCAGTCAGTATCATCTAACTTAACTATGGAAGTTCCGATGTTAATGATACGAACTTTATTATCTCCCTCTTTCATATACAAAGGCATATCTTTGGGAGGTTCCATTCTGTTAGTCCATGTACCGCTTTGTGTTAATTCGTAGTCGGAGTAATACCCATCCTCAGTTATAACTCTAACATTTGCAACATCACCGCCAGTAATGCTTTCTATATATAGTTGGAATGCGTATACGCCTGTGTATGGCATATTTTCAACTGTAATTTCTACAGATTCTCCCGGAGCTAACTCATTATCTGTGTTAGTACCGCCAGCGTAGTTGTTAAAATATCTTTCCTGATTCTGAGCGGCATATACCCATTGTGCCGGAGAACCTATATACGGGTAATCTGGTTTTGTTTCAGAGTCCGACAATACAATACATTTTTCTTTAGTGTTGATCGAACTAATATAATATCCTTTATGACCCATAATAACATCGCTACCGATGTTTTTGATATTTAAGCTATCCGTTATAATCACCTCCAATATTATAAAAGTCGTATGGGCATTACGCCCACACGACTTTCTCTACTTCTTCTATTGTAGTTGCCTTATCAACTTCTAATAATAATTTATTATATGTGTTCCAAATCGAAGTCTTATGTGCTTCCGCAGCGTTAACGACATCAAGAAACTCTTGAGATGTATACTCTTTCATTGTTCCAACGCCATAAGGTTTATAGAATACGGTCGGATTTGGAGTGCCTAATAATAATTTTGTATTTAACAATGTTAATGTTTCTAACATGTTTTGTTGGTCTGTTGCATTAAAACCATACTTTACTCCATTTGATTTAAACCCTAACTGAATTAATTGATCTCTTCTAGATGATATTTGTGATATTCTTTCTTCTTTTACAAAAGGTAAGTCTGTATACATAGACGGATTTGAATCCGTATCATCTATTACAACATACTTACCATTGATTAAAGACAACATTCTATCTCACCTCCGTTACACGAATCACCGAACCGTTTCGGATAAATCCACGGTTTGTAGCTGCTGCAACCTGCACGTTCATTTTTTTCAGAAAAGTGTCTCCCTGCTGTATTTCACCGTGACCAAATTCATTACCTGATATTACTTTCGATGTACCATCCGCAAAGTTAATATACCGCAATGTTACAGTTCTTTGTGTCTTATAGCGGGTATCCGATATCCTTGTAATAGTAAATTCGTTGTAAAACTTGTTTGTTTTATATGCCTTTCCATTATTCAGTACAATATAAATCCCCATATTTTTGGAGGCGGAATCTGTTTGATACGCTGTTGAATCCACAGAATGATAATGGGAAACATTTTTATCTGTTTGGAATTGCGATATAAAATAGGCAGAGGAAGCTCGTTGGATAAACTGTCCGTCACAAACAAAACTCAAGCTTCCGTAATTACCGTTTAATTTCCATTCTGACGGATTGTATGCTGCTTCCCACACCCCTGCATCACGCATCTTGACGGTTGCTCCGATTTGGGTAAACTCAACGGGATAATCTTCAATCAGAGTTCCCGACCCCGTTTTCCGATCTGCAAGGGTAAACACCGTGGAGTACACCGTTGCACCCTCTGCATAAAACTCCTTCAGCATAAACTGATTGTCGGGCAAGTCATTTCCGCTTGCATCTTTTAAGGTTACATAATAGAAATCGTCTGTTTTGAATGCAGAATCCAATGTACCCTCATAAGTGGGTTGATTCGTCCATTCAAGTGTGTTTACTACCTCTTCGTAAAGAACGGTTTCTTCCATCTTTTTGGATAATTCTTGACCGTGTTCTTCTAAGGTTTCTTCAATATCACCTATAAGATTGTCAACCTCTGTTTTGATGTAGTCATCAATTTTACCGATTTCCTTGTAAAGGTTATCAATCTCACCGTTGATGCCATTGAGTTGTTCTCCAAATGACTTTTTGGTCACAAATAAATCATTACATTCCTTAGATAATGTTTCATATACATCGGTAATTTTTCTGTCAGCCTCGGGCTTGAAGTACACGTCCATCTTCTGAGCAAATGTTTCGAGAGCCTCCGAAAAATCAATTTTCTGAGCCAACTTTAAAGTCATATCCTTGACTGAACAAGCACCAACTTCATCAGCCGTATAAGTCGGCTTGTTCGGTTGTTTCGCCCAATCGGGAACAGTAGGGTCTGTTTCGGTAAATTCCACCGGATTTTCTTCCAAATATTTTTTCACAGATTCTTCAATTTGGCTATCTGAAACTCCACCGCTAGGAAGCTCAACAAACTTGCCATTTTTATTTCTAAAATAAATTGCTGCCATTTATTAAACCTCCTGCTTTGTTAATATTAAATTTGTGTATGTTACCGTATCGTTTAATACGGTATCACCATTGTCACCCTGATATGCTACAGGGTTTAATACAGTCCAGTAAGCATTCTCAGGAACAGTAAATTCTATGGATAAGTTTGTTCCGCTACTACTATTAACAGAACTAATATAAGTACCATCTTCATTTAAGAAGTTTACGTAAAGACGCCCTTTCCCGGAACCTTCACTTGTTGTACTTGCCTCACCAGAGAACACATAGGTTGCACCAACCTCTAATGGCATCGGTAAACCAATACCGACATTTTTATACGCCGTAAATGTCACATTATTACCTTCAACCACTACATCAGATGCATAAGATGGATGTATAGCGCCAGTCCCAGCAAAACCAACATAGTAAAACTTCCTGCTTAAATCCTTTTGGTCTCCGGCTCCGATACTAGAAGAGTAAACTTTCTGTGTTCTACTACCAATATCCCAAGTAGGAACGTAGTTATCTATTGCAACAGCAGTAATTATAATATTGCCAGTTACATTTTCAATAGTAATCATTCCGTTGTTATATACAGAAGTTCCATCTGAGTTAATGTTATTTGTAATATCTATACCACCCATTGTAATTGATACTTCATCGGATAGAATGCACTCCGAATCGGCTACAATAGTTGTAGTGTATACGGAACCTTCTATAACGGTATTATTTGTTGTACTGCTTGAGCAATTTGTTAAATTGTATACTACGTCATGCTCTTTCTTAGATACATCAATAGAAATCGATCTGTCAATATCTGCACCATAGCCAATAGAGTGGACTACTTGATTGTCCAAATCAATAAAATAGAAAGTAGCAGAAGTATCTTTTTCGGTACCTGATATTTTTACTATCTTATTTTTCTCCTCGGTAGAAATGCTGTAATATCCTTTATCTTCATATCTTGCGGCTGTTGGATCCTGAGTGGAACTTCCTGTAGATATTCTAACAATATCTAACTCCGTTTTATCATCGATAAATTTAAGTTTGCCGTAAATATTGTTATGTAAATGCCCGTGGATATTTACTATTTTTGGAGAATTTATTCCTGAATAACTCTTAGTTAAATAGCCGTTAAAATAAGTCTTGTATGATTGCACTGCGCTACTTTCATTTTGTGCACTGCAATGCGCTTCGTCAACTTCGATGGAGACATCTCCTCCGTTTTTTTGGTTGTATGCGCTTAAAATCGCCTTTAAGTCATCGCCTTTATTATAATCTCCTTCTGCAAAATCGAGTGGTATATGGGATAATACAATAATAAGCCAATCCTCAAAGTTGCTTTTACTAGATAAATCAAGAGAACGCATAAACCAATCTTTTTGTTCATACGACATACCATTTCCGCCTTGCGCATCCCAGTAGTCGCAGGTATTTAAACAGATTACGCGGACTTTTTTATCTTCATAATCTTTATAACCATACCCCCTGATTTTCGTTAAACCAGAATCATCAAAGCTCGTTTTTCCTTCTTGGTGGTTATACTTTCCAATAAAGTTGTATAATTCTTGTGTGCTATTGCCTTTATCATGATTACCAATCAAGTTATAGGAACTAACAGACGTTAGAGCATCTTTAGAGATAGACTCCATATAAACCATACTATCATACGCTGATTGCACCAAATTTCCATTAAGATCATATAATCCTGAGTTTGCGATGTTATCACCAAGATTTGTAATAAAATCGCACTGAGCGGATAATCCGACAGATTTTAATGCGAATAAAGCATGGTTTGCGCTTGTTTTTACAGATTCATTATTGATATCAATATGGGTATCTGCAATAGCACCAAATAAGATATGATTCGGATATTTAGATTTAAGTTCTAATAATCTCTGAGTTACTCTTCCTGATTCAACATAATGATAATTCGGAATCGTTATAGTTGGAGTATTAGGATTTACAATAGGTTCATCTGTTTCGTCATCATTACTTCCGCCACCGCCATATGATGGGTTTACCGATGGATTTATCCAAATTAAAACATTAGGGTCTGTAGGCTCCGTGTTTCCTATGTACACCTCTTTAATTCCATTCAACACCATACGAAGCAACTCGTCTGTAAAATCATTTGTAGATAATCCCTTCCCGGCTATTTTATCTACTTTTTGATTCCATCTCGCTTTATCACTTTGTGTTACGTGTATATTTTTATCATTAATATGATTATCGATTTTTTCTTTTGTTTTATAGTAATCACCGGAAGGTGTACTATCTTTTTTGTTTAATATGTTTTGTAATTCTTCACCTGTGTTGCCAATTACAATATATTCTTTTGGAGCGTTATCCATATATTTCACCTCCACTGAATATTTTCGATTTCTTCTTTAGTTTGAGCTGAGTTTAACTGCGTCAGCAGGGGATAATATTTTATCACTCTGTTTTCTGTAATGTGTTTTTGACCTTGCAGCCAAAATGCTTTATACTGTTCATACGTAATGAATTTATAAGTGGCAGATTCACCTTTACCTTTAATACCTACCATACCTTCGGGATAACCCATAGCAGTAAAATAGGCGATAACATCAGGATTGCCTTCTTCGGCTAATTTAACTGTTTCGTATTGGGTTGTCCAGTTCTGCTGGTCTGTAATATCAAATCCGTAAAGAATGTTTTCTCCCGTAATATTAGAATAAAAGCCCGTGACGATAGCTTCCTCACAGGCTTTTGATAACTCTTCTTTTTTCTGTTGTTTTAACACATCTAAGTCAATATACTCCTCAATTTCAATTGAGTATGTAGGGGAGGGGAACATCCGATGTGCAGTAGCTTTATCTCTGAATACATACGAACCTAATAAAATATCATTTTTATATACTTTAACATTCATATTTTATACCTCCCATCTCATAATGACGATACCTTGGAATCCATATGAATCTTCACTTTTTACTCCGCATGCACCTGCTCCAAAAAACATACCCGGGTAGAACCCGTAATTATTATATCCACCGCCTGTACTATATCTAACAGTGCTTGAGCTACCGCTAGCACCATACAGATCACCAAACGCATCTTCGTCGAACGGGAAAACCCCGTCGGACTTATCAGAATAATTTGTTGAATTCGCGGTAGTATATCCACCATTTCCAATTGTTACTGAAGAATCTGACCATGAATTCATCCCTACAGTAACGCTTGCAATATCTCCGTTCCCATTAGCTGTAATTTTTTTTCTTTTGCCACCGAATCCATATCCAGCTCTATTGTTTGTAATTTTTGCATTTTGTCCTGCACTCATTATAAACATTTCTACATTTTTATTCGGTAAGATAATTCTATCACATGATGTTAGGAATATAGCATAATAATAATTGTTATGAACACCGCCATTATGAGTAGTACTATACAATAGGCGCGACGCATCTCCATAATCACTTATTTCTACAACTCCATCCAAAGTTGCTACTGGAATTATATCCATACTGTATACATTTGTATCAAAATCAAATTTTTTTAAATCAAGAATAGCTTCGTATACCGTTGTTGTTTTTGTGCTCTCATATTTAATTTTATATGTACCGTTTTTCGGCAGTTGAATTCCCTTGATTGAAGTTCTACTGCCAACCTTGCACTGATATAATCTATCATATTCTTTTGATTCAAAAGAATCTTCATTGTCGTGATAAAATTCAGTCGATTCGATTGTAAGTTCTGCATCTAAGTCGATATTATGCGGGATGCTAATATTTAAAGTCATATACGCATCAAATTTATCATCAACATATTTCTGTGTAATGACCTGATTTTCATCTTGAACATCAATTGGAGTGCCGTCATCGTTCTTTATTTTTATGATACCATTGATAATTTGTTCTCCGGTATCGGATTTATCTAAGGCATTATCTAGCATTTGAGTGGCTTGTGCCATAGTTTTACCTTTTAAACTAAAAGCCATTTATCATTCCTCCTATCTTAATTGGTAATACCGCATTTTAAACTAATATAAGAATTGCTCCAATTCCCGTTAACAGAGGTTACTCTTACTTTATCCCCGGCGACAAGAATATCATTTGTATTATTCTTGATTTCTCCTGTTTGAATACCGTTTTTAAGAATTTCTACAACAGCGCTGATTGTTTTCGTATTATCTTCGTTGTTTGTTGCGGAAATTATAACACCGTATTCTGAAGACTCTCCGTTCTGCATTGCGTTTTCTATCTTACGGTCAACCATATCTTCAATCATCTTGTAAAACAAGTTAAATGTTTCATTTTCAAAGAAATTACCATTATTCATATAACTTCCTCCAAACTAACCATAGTTCCGCTGTATTTCCCTGTCTCGTTAAGTGGAATATTTAGTGAATTGATAATAAATTTAGAATATAATAAGCCAAGGTATTCATCAGATACACCAACAATACGATTAACATCTAAATGTGGGATGCAAGTACAGTTGAAATTTTCCTTAATAGATAGGATTCGTCCGTTCAATAATGTATAATCCGCCAAATCCTGAGCTAACTCATCTGAATAAATATTATCATTTGTGACATACTTAGATTTTGCGTCAGGGAAGTGATAGATATTGGTCTTAGAAGAAGGACTGTCATTAACAGCGGTAGCATTAAATATCATACCATTAATATTTCCACCCACAACAACAACCTTATTAACTAAATCTGATACATTATACTCAATCGAAGTATCTGGAAAGTAATCTATTCCTGATTCAGTAAAATGATATATAACAGGCTTTGTTTTCGTGATGGTTGCATTGTTGATTTCAAAGGTTAAATTCCCGTTTTCGTTGTAATACACATCACATTGCATTAGCTCTGCGAGTTTAAGAATAATATTCCCGATATTATCATCAGCAGAGAGGGTAATGCGGTACATGGTAGTCATACTGCTATATTTTTCAGGGAAAATAATAGGTTTGGTATCGTAAGCCTTACCGTTACCTTTATTAAATAGTAGTAATGACTCCACAATCGTCCTGATATTAGTGCCGTTTTCAAAGTATGTAGCTGTTGTTATTTTACCTCCGATAGTACCATTCAACAAAGCAAACTTGTCCTTAAGCTGAACCACTAAAGTTCCTTTATCCTTGTTAGGAGTAATACTCTCTACAATGAAAATTCCCTTCGGATTCCAATAAACAGATTGCCCGCAAACAACACCAACATCGAAACTAAATTTGGTATTGTAGTAGATGCTCCCCGTATAAGGCGCCATTGTAAATTTACCATCAGTGTTATCCAGTTCGAAATTTAAACTTGCACGTTGCCCACTTTTATGCTCTGCCGAATACGAACCACTGTCGGTAATGACATATTCGGAGATATCTTCTTTAACTCTCTCGTCGTCATTTAAGATACAGATTCTATATACAGGTTCAACAATATGGTTTTGCAAGTCTTCGAAGTAAGCCTCTGAACCACCGACGATTTGAGCAGGGTCAGAAGATAAAATATATTCATTATTGATTGTTTTTAAAAACTTTCCGTCACTTGAAACGAGGGCTTTATTTCTAAAGTATTTCACTATACCACCGCCTCACCCATCAAATATACTCTAATGTTGTTAGCGTCTTCAAGCTGCACATAGTCAAAGCTTAATTCAATCACTTCTCCTAGAACTTCATCCATAATATTGAATTTACTGTTGTAAATATCAACGGGATATATCATCCCTTTTGTAGTCTTCAATAGTTTAAGTTCTCCATTGTTTACAAACTCCTCCCACTTGTCCATAAGGGCAGGGGAGTCATAGTATTCACAGTCTGACTGTGATATATTTCCCAAAAGACAGCTAAGGCTTCCTTCTTTATATCTCCGTTTTCCATACATAACCTTGGGGAATCTTGAGTATGTCTCGTGTAATTGTCTGTTCACGGTATCTCCGATTGTTCCACTTTCGATATTTAATTGGAAATTCCAGATATTATTTTTATCAACGGTGTATTCGTTTTTAGATTGCTTCTTTAAACCGATAACACTCCACCCATTCCAAGAAGGTGTGATATAATCGGATTTGATCGGTGAAGACAATATTGTTTTATCGTTTTCTCCTGTTATTTTAGGATAAATATAGAAAGATAGTTTTGTATTTGCTTTGGTGTTAAAATCATATAATGTTTTAATGTTTTTGCTGGTGTCAGATATGTAATAAAGAACACCGTTTTCTTCTCTAAACACTTTATATCCGGTAATTAAACTATTGATATCGAAATTAGAAGCGGACAATAAATTTTCTATGTCAGGATACGAGGCGAGCATGACTGTGTTTAAACTCCAGTCAGGCTTTTTTAGTTTACCCTCTATAATAATATTTTCCGGGACATTCATATCAGTAGTTTTCTCAGCCATTACATAAGCATTGGTATGAGAACCTGTAATTCTAATGGAATTATACATCACTATCACCTCTATTCTTTTTGTATTCTTTAAATGTAACCATTTTGCTATAGTCTTGTTCGTGTAAATTAATTTTAATAAGCCACCAATACATAGTTCCAACATCGTTGTAGTGCCATACGTAATCATCAGATGAATTCCATTCAGCATCTTCACTGTCATCCCACAGATAGAGGGTATGTGAGGGGGTAGTGTTGCCTTGGAGAACACCCACCTGAACAACAGTTCCTTCAGTATAAGGGTTATATGTATATTTCATTCCGTTTACAGTCCACCAGAACTCTTTTGAGTTATATCCTACCTCTATCTTATCAGTTCCATTGCTATCAAAAACTTCAAGTATTTTACCGTCGTAATTATAAATGTTTGTAACTAATGTGGAAACAACTGTTGGCTCTTCAAGATTTAACGGATGTGTTCCGTCAATGCTATCCCATAATACCGCCTGTTCGTCTTTTAATACAAGGAAATGATTGTCTGCGTCGTATGATTCCTTGCTTATTTCAAACGTGCTTTCGCCTAATATAGAACGAGAGGCACCCCAATCTATTTTAACAGCAGAATCATATTCAAGTTTAGTATTTGGAGCAAGCAGTGCATTGGCATCATTATATTGAACAGTAATATTAATTTTTTCCTCCAAAACTGTTCCGTCGTTATTCTCCACAATAATCTCTAAAACATATTCCTGTGGAAGTAATGAGTCATACTGATACTCAATTTTGCTGTTATACACATTCCCTGTGCTATTTACTACACGACCATTGCTTTTTAAAGTGATATTCCAGTATTTAATATTGGAACCTTGTTGTTTATACGAAGCTTTAATATCGATAGAAGAATGTGTGTTTGTAATCATATTATTTGTAATTTCTTCGTTATTGTTATATACAGTCAGTTCGGGAGTAGTTCTTGCTTGAAAGAAGAAACCAACATCACATTCAACATAATTCGATAACACAACATATTCTGTCCCTGCTGGGATTGCAGTAGAAATGGTTCCATGAAGTTTGGCAGTGGAATATAAACTTGGACTAATGTTTTGAACGTATGAGACTCCAGATACAGTATTTACGATTGAGCTATCAGATAAATCTACTTGGCCGAAATACGTCATATTGCTATTAAGTGTGCATGTTTTAGTTGTTTTATTATACGAATTTCCAAAACCACCTACAATCACATAGGTACCATATTTTAATCCGTCGGTTCCGTCAGCATTTGGGTCAACATAAATAACTCCAGATTCACTGCTTGATTTATTAGCATAAATCTTAGGATACTGTAATACACAAGAGTTAACTGTATAATCTTGAGTTCCAATTCGTAAAACCATTCCTTCACGAACAGTATCTTCAATATGAGGTCTAATTTTAATTCCGGAGTCACCAGAGGTTTCTTTGTCCACATGTTCATAAACCCTACCTCTAACAACCTCAATATCGTGCGTATTTTGCCATAATTTAGCCTTCCATACATAATCTAAACCGTTTGTTAAAATAGTAATTTTATTTCCATTTTCGTCGGTAATGAAGTCGCCGTTTTCATCGGTTTTATAAACGGGAATAATCACCTCGATAAAACTATCATCTCCGTCATTCCCATATACACAGCAATCTTCCTTATTCCCTTCATACACTAACTCATTAGTAGAGGCGTTGTATATAAGAATCTGATATGCTATTACACAATCTCCGTTAACTTTGAATCTAAATGTGTTTTCTTTATTTGCGTCAATGGTGCTTAAATAAGGGCTTGGGAAACTTGGTTGATATAACACTGTTTCACCCCTTTCTGATTAATATCTTCCATATTTCAATATCTTATTTGGAATTTACCATAAGAATCTGGCCTTGCTGTAATTTCTTATATAAATCATCAATTCTTTGATGAACATCGTCAACGGTTGCATTCATAGCGTTGATCTTTGTCAAGATTTCATATAATACAGGCAGGTCTTCATCAGGTAAATAATATACAATATCATCGTGATCCTGAATAACACAGGTAACTTGACCAGTTCTTGCTAATAAATCAGAATCAATAGAGTAGAATTCGACCCATAACTTTAGAACACCAGGAGTGGATGTCATAACTCTACTCATGGGAATTTCAACAACATGATATTCATCGGAATAATCTGTTAGATGTTTCGTTAAATCAATAGGCTTTCCTTTACCATCCGAATTGATAAAGTTAAGCCATATAACGCAGTCACGGATATCAATGTCGTTGATTTTTCTATATAAAATAAATTTAATAATCTCGGCATTATTTTCATCTTCAAATGTATTACCCGGTTTAGTAATAACCAGATTTTTATCTTTTGACATCTTTAAAACCAAGATAAAACACCTCCTATGATGTTTATAGTAAAACCAGCTACCGTAACAGGTAGCTGGTTTATCACGAATTATTATTTAATTTTGTTGCCAATGTGTTTATTTAGCTGCCATAAGAAATCGTCATAATCTCTTGGGTTATTAATAATAATATCTCCAAAGGACTGGCTAGTTCCTGTTTGAGCTTCTTTATATGCAGGCATTATACCCGGAGATAAATGCGTTCCTGTTAATGAGTCGAGAATATTTAATTTACTCAAGTTAAATAAATTTTTTGTTTGCTTATGAGAGAATACGGTTTCTCCTCCAGAGAAGTCATGAAGAATACCGTTTTGAGTCATATATGTCTCGTAGCCTAACTCATTAACTTTATGCCATCCTGCCAACGCATGTGGTGTTCCTGATGCATATCCGCTCTTTTTTGAGTAATCAATCTCATCAATCCGACCACTCTCATAGCTTCCGTCTGGATTTACTACATTAATACGATAAGCTCCTCCAGCGGTTAGAACAACATCTCCTTCGTTTAATCCTTTTGGAGCATTACCATCTGGGTTTACCTTTACAACTTTGTTTCCGGGATTTAAACTGAAAGAATATTCCGAACCAGAGTTTAACCGATGTTTTAGAGCACCTAATTCTTCATCTAATCCGGGAATATTGAATCCTGTAATAGTCTCAAATAATCTTGCCAAATCTCCAAGAGGCTCTATGAAGTCTTCAATAGCCCGTCTCATTTCCTCGGTCTGATCGTTAATCATTTTGATGCGATTTTCGATTGCAGCCTTTTCATTATTCAGTCCATCTATATGAGCACGTTTTGTATCTAGCGCATACTGCTGTTCGTTTGTCAGTCTGATTTCTGCCAATTCACTCTCTAAATTAGCAACCTCTTCAGTAGCTTCCATCAGTTTTTGATAATCAGCAACTTGCTGTAACTGGCCACCAACAACCATTGTTACGTTCTTCTCAGCCAAGATGTTGTTAAGTTCAGATTGCTTTTTAGCTAAATTCAATTCAGCTCTTGCAATTTCATATTCACGCTCTTTGGACGCAAGTCTTCTTTCATACTCTTTAGTGATAGCCGCTTCAAGATACCAGTTGTCTTCGGTAAGACCATTGATTTGGTTTTGATACCAACTATAAATTTCTTGAGTATCTTTTTGAAGAGTTTTCAACTTATCAGATAATACATCGTAATCCTTTTCGTTGAATAGGAATTGTCTTGTATATTCATCCATCCACGTAGACAATTTCTTAGAAGCATTTAATTCATTGTTGATTTCACGTTGTGCTTCTCTGATTGTCTTTTGCGTTTCGTAAAACTTAGACTCACTATCAACTAACGCCTGATTTTTATTAATAAGGATATCGTATGCATCTGCTCTTTCTTGTAATGCTTCTGTTTGACGACCAATTATTCGCTCAATCTCAGAAAATACTCGAGAAGTATAATCTTTAATAGCGTCTTCAGCATCCCACCATTGGTTCTGTAATTGCTGAATTTCATCCTTGTATTTCTCAGGGTCTATTGATCTAAGACGTTCTGCTTCATTATGATAGAGCTCTTGCATTTGTCGATAGTAAGATGTCGGGTCAAATAACGGGTCTGCTTTGGTAGCTAAATCCAGTTCATGTTGCAGATCGCTAACCTGTTGCATAACTTCATCATGAATTCTTTCAATCTCAGAGTGTTTGGTTTCATATGCAGCTTCATCCGCTTCTTTTGCCAAATCGAAGTACTTAGTATATTCGTCGAAATACATCTGTGCAACTTCGGAATCATAATCGATAACACCACTATCAACATCTTTCATCCATGCAACAAAGGCATCCTGAATTGTTTTAGCTATATTATTAGCTGTAGTGCCTTGCATATCTATTAAGGTGTTTTTAAGACCCAATAATGCCTCATCGTATTCCTCGTCTGTTAATTCACCACTTTGATACTGAGACATAACATCAGAAACCATAGATAAATAATTGGCATTATCGCTCTCCATGGCACTTTCGTTTTGTTTTATAATATCACTAAGAATGTACTGATGTCTTCCAGATACGGTTTGACTATGACGCTTATTTACACTTTCTAATTTAGTTGGATTATTAAGTATTTCTTCAGATTCTTCATGAGTAAGAATTCTTGTTCCTGCTGGTAAATCTGCAAGTTCAACTCCGTCTCTACCTACGATATGAACAACCCCATCTGGTGTTATAGCCAATTCATAACCTGACTCTCCGACAAACGCTAAACCAGCATCTGAGGATTCTGTACCGTCTGCATGACCCGGTAAGTAACCTTCGGGGTTTTCTTTAACACCGTTTTTGATGGTTTCAAGGTGTAGGTGGTCACCCGTAACATTGCCTGTTGCTCCTACATACCCTATAATGCTATCTGTATCGACTTGTTTTCCAACTTCAATACCTTCTCCGTATCTTGACATATGAGCATATAAGGATACAAGTCCATCGCCATGGTCTATCTTAACATAATAACCATATACGCCACTGTCAGACACTGACTTCGCAATTATTTTTCCCGCTTTAATAGGTATAATAGGTGTTCCTTTGACCGCAGCAAAGTCCATTCCGTCATGCCCGTCGCTATCCCAATATTCTCCCTGTTGTCGAAAAGTAGCACTTACTGCATAATCAAAAGCACTTTTACTATTGGCTTGTAATTTGGAAATATCGGCACTAGCCGAAGATGTGGCACTGCCTAAAACTTCTTGCAGATTTTTTGTTAAAGATTCAATTTCTTTGATTTTCTCTTTATAATTCGTAGTGTCGATGCTATCTATTGTTTCTTGTATTTTTGAGAAACTACTTGTAAATGCATCAGAAACTGTGTTTGTTGTATCAATAGCAGAGTTGGAAATATCAGACATTTTTTCCTGAAAATCTTCTGTAGCATCTGCGATTTTTTCCGCCGCTTCTTGTTTTGCTTCTTCGAGCTTTTCCATAGCGTCTTGTCTGGTCTTTTCCATATCATCAATGAGGTTTTGACGCTCTTTTTCCCTTGCGGCTTTATTGTCTTCAATCTGCTGGTTTAAAGATTTTGTTACAATTTCGTTAATAGTTGCCTGAGTTTCTTCCTGCTGTTTAATTAACTCGTTATCCTTTTTTTTGCGTTCTTTTAACTCTTTATTGTTGGTAGTCGTCAGAGACCCAAACATAACATCCGCAAATAACAAATCTTCAGTATACTTGCCGTAATCATCATCGGTATTTCTAACTATGTCAATAAGTCTATCGATTCGATTAATCTCATGTTCTAGTGCAGAAATTTGCCCGTCAGCTAAAGATGTGATTTGTCCTAATTTAGCTTCATATAATGCGGTGGTTGTTTCACGGATTGTTGTTGCATTTTGACGAAGTTTTTCACCAATTTCTCCAATCGCATCTGCAACTTCTTGAGCTTCCTTACCGGTTTGAGGAGTTAATGAAGCCAATCTGTCAAACTCTTTTTTCAGTTTTGCAGAATACTCCATTGTTGTTTGGAGTTTTCTGTTTAGTAGACTTTCCTGAGTGTCGAAATCTTTGTCGTCAATCAAATCTAAACCGAAATCATAAGTATCGAGGTCTTTTTCGTATTTATCAAGTAAATCCCTACGCTTATCTAAGTCTTCTTTTAAGCTTTCATACCGTTCTTCTTCCCATGCTTCTTGCATGTTTTCAGCAAATTCGGCTTCTTTTTCTGCCAAATCTTCGTTGATATCTTCGATTTTTTCTGCTAGGTCTTTATTGATATCGGATACTTTCTCTGCGTAATCACGAGTGTTTTTAAGACGCTCTTTTTCGATGTCTTTTTGGCTTTTATCAGAACCAGAGTATTCTGGAGTGATGGGCTTCTGAAAATACTTGGATGTATCATTGTTTAAAGCATCACGGTAAGCTTCGTTCCAACTATTATACCATTTGCCATTGTAGGAATATCCTTTCCCAACTGTACCTTGTTTTTCTACAATCCCAAGAGAAGATCCATCTACGTCTCCTTCCATCTTCATAGCTTCTCGAAGTTTTCTTATTTGCTCAATCTGCCCATAAAAGCTTAAGTTTGTGTTATTAAGCATTATCATTTTGAGCATCATGTCAACAATAGCATTTGTTGTTAAACCACATTCATCCGCTACTTTTTCTAAGCTGTCCTGGAAGTCTTCTTCTCCAACTTTGGCTTGTAGTGCAGCAACTTTGGTTTCTGCTAACTTACGATTTCTGTACTCGTGTGCTACTGCTGAAGCATTAACTACGCCATTTTCACGAAGAATAGCTTCGATTTCAGCCTCAGTAACGTCAGTTAAATCCTTCCCGGCAAATGCATTGTCTAAGATTTTGTACGTCAAATCAGACATCGTTTGATTGAATTCTTCAGAGTCTGCTTTGGCATTTAGCAATTTGTTTTTATACTCATTCCAAGCATCGCCTGATAAATTAGTAGCCTTTTGGATTTCTTCAAGAGTTTTTGTGGTGATATAACCGTCATCTGCAAGCTCCTTGGATGCTGAGCCAAGAACTTTAATATTGTCTGATACTTTAGCTAAATCTTCTGTTGAAAATGGGATTGGCTGATCTTCAACTTGATTCTGTGTGTTAGTCTTGGTATACTCAGAATATTTTCTAAAATTGCCAAAATACTCATTTACGGCAGCTTTGATATCTTCCTTTTTTAAATCTCCGTTAGCAATAGCATCTTTAACCGTTTCGTTTTCGGAAATAGCTTTTATAACTTCTTCTGTATATGCTTTGTATTCATCCTCTGAAGTTACATCTTTCCCTTCGCCAACTTTTGAAACAAGAAGCGTGTCCACTAGACTATTTGCAGCATTTTTTTGCTTGGTAAGAAAGCCTTCCTCTCCAGTCATACTATTGTAAATTTCTACAAGCCTTTTCCAAAGTTTCGAATCGTTATAATCATATCCTTCAGCTTTTTCCAATGCTTCAATTCCGACTCGAATAGCTTCTGCTCGTTCTGTATCATTCAGTTTTTCATCCAAAACTAGTCGGCTATAAGTATCTCCGGGAAGGAGTCCGCCGACATATTGGGCATTAGCGATACCAAGTCCTTTTTCTTTCCATGCCTTATCAATTATTTCCAAGCCTTTATCTCTTGATTTGTTATCACCCCAAAAGTCAAAGGTTATGACATTATACTTGCCCTCATCAGTAAGGTTGTGTTTCCAGTTACCCTCGTGTACTGTATTACTCTTCGTTTCATTTTGCGCGTCTTTATAAGCTTTTTCGTAGTCAGAGATAGTTTCGCCAGACTTGATTCCATAGTATTCTCTAAGTTTTCTAATATTGTCGTCTAAATTACCATTGATTAAATCTAAGCCTTCTGCTTCGCTACCAACTAAACTAACGATATCTTCTTGAATTTGCTTAATCTCTTCTCTTGTCTGAGTGTCAAAATAATCACTTTGAGCAATCTCTTCGTATCTGTTTATTAAAGTGCTTAATTGGTTTCTTTCTTCTGTGTGCGCTTCTGCAATCTCACGAGATGCATTAGCAGCTTCTTCTACTTGCCTTTTAGCCTCTGCTCGAATACTGGAGACTATATCGCTTACAAATGCAATAGCAGAAATCCCTGCAGTAATCCATCCGCCTACACCCATAGATGCGAAGAATCCAGCCTTTAAACCTGATGCTTTCTTTTCTTCTGCATTAAGCTTCTTTTTAGCTTCAGTAAGGTTATATGTCTGCAGTATTTCTTCTACTCTGTTTTTAGCCTCTGCGTCATCAGCGGCATTATTAAGTAGTGTAGTTCGTAGCAATTTCTGCTGTGCTTTATTTAATTTCGATATTGATGCAGCCAGCGCTTCGTTTTTTACAATCTCACCGCTACCCGAGGCTAGTCCGGACAACGATGAAAATGTAGAGTTAAGCGTTCGTGTCTGCATAGCGGCCTTAATAGCCACAATACCTGTAACTACGGCTGGTATCATTCCAGGTATCTTTGTTATAAAATTCAGACCTTTTGATAACAACAAGGTTACATCAAGTAAAAATTTTACAATTCCGCTATTTATGACAGTTCTTGAGATTTCATCAAATTCTGCTTTGATTAGCTGTAACTTACCGGAAATACCCTTTAGAAATTCATCATTTTCCTTCAGTGCGGATCCTGCAGACCCCTGAGACGCAGCTAATGCATCTTCTGCTATTTCAAAATTATTCAAAAGAGACGTTATTACGTTCGCGTTTCTTTTACCGCCGAGAAGCTCTACGATATTTGCTTGATCAATGTCCTCTATGTTATCCCATACTTCGGAGATCTCTTTTAAAATATCGTATGGGCTTTTGAAAGTTTTATCATCTAACATGATGTCAACTTTATTACCTGTTAGTTTAAGAATATCGCTACGTAATTCTGATACGCTGTTGGCCATACCATCTGTAGCCTCGCCTGCTTCTTCTGCTTCTGTTTTAGCAGCTCGTAGGTACATACTGATAGTCTTTATCGCTGTACCAACTACTTCAGGGTTTTGAATAACAGAGTTTGCGGCGGTAATCAACGCAATAGACTGGTCTAGACCGTTGTTAGCAGCAGCAAGAGCAGAAGCTGATTTCTGTAATGCAATACCGATACCTTCTGAGTCAATTGCGAATCTATTGCCAACTTCATTAAACTTGTCTACGATCGACATAGCGTCTTTGGCTGCTAATCCTGTGTGTTCAAACGCCTTAATGGTTGAGATAATAGAAGATGTCGCTTCTTCTACGTCTTCAATCCCATCACCTACGTTTTTATATACTAGGGCTGCTTCTGCCAAGAACGAAGATTCTTCAGCGCTATATCCAATTTTAGCGAAATTAGCAGATGCCATTACAACATCTGCGGCGGATGCGCCTACTTCTTTTGAGATCGCGGTAGATTTTTCTATAAATCTCTCGTAGTCCTTTTCTGTTAGGTTTGTAACTTTTCTTAGTTCAACCATAGCGTCATCTAACTCTTTGACGCTGTTAAACATAGTTTTAATTGTACGAACACCGAACATAAAGGTTTTAGAAACGGTAGCCCAGTTAGAGAATTTTTCCCATCCTTTTTTTAGTTTACCAAAGAATGTCTCCCCCATAATACCGGCTTCTCTTGATGCATTATTTATCGATAAGAAAGCCAGTCTTATACTTTCAAGGTGTGTTTTCGCTTCAGGACTATTTGCCTCAATAGCGTCTAATGACGATAAGATTCCATCAAGTTCATATTGATTGGCCTTATAAGCTTTTGGGTTTGCAGATATAAATTTCTGCACTCTACCTTTTAATGCCTCGATCTTTGTCTGAATTTGCAATGAGTTCTCTTCGAGTTTTAACTGCTCTTTATATTTAAGAACATTTGCGTGTATTGCTTCTCCTTGTTTAAGAAACTCTGCATACTCATCAGCAGCCATAGGAGATTTAGAATTTTTTAGAGAGTAGTATTTCTTTAACCACTCAACTGATTCTTTAATGCTATTATTGAAAGCTTCATTATCATCTGCGTCTCCAAGTGCGGGTGCAACATTGCTAACATTTCTTGCTGTAGAACTTAATAGTTTCATCTGAGCATTAAATTCAGAAGTGGCTTTAGCAGCATCTTCTGCGCTCTTTTTGTCCTTTTTAAATCCGTCTGAGCCTTTGTACTCATCCCATTTGCCATCCATAAAGGCGCTCACGCCTCCAACTGTAAGTCCGGATAGCATTTTTGATATATCCTGCCGTAGCTTTTCTATTGCAGGTTTCGCATTAATCGACTTAACATCAACAGTAATACCACCGCCGGCTCTAATTCTGTCGTTTATATCTTTGGTTAATGCTTTTGGATCTATTTTAATTCTAATATTCTTTATTTGAATCGGAGTTTTGGTTGCCTGTTCTACATATTTCTGAATCTCTGTTGCGAACGACGCCTTATTAGATGTGTCTACATGTAATGATACTTTTGCTCCAAAAGCCATAGTGATCACCACCCTTATTTATACCGTGTAGGTATTTAATAAAATTCCCTTTTTATTCCTCTATTGATTGCATCTGAAACTCTGCTACCAACCCTGCCACTTGCTGTCATTATTTCTTTTTGAGCCAAATTAACAGCAGGGCGGGGAAAACCTTTGCGCCAGATACCTCTAGCCTTTTTTCTTTTTGTTCCTAACATTTTTAAAAAGGAACCGGGCTCCTCTGGCACAAACGTATATCCTTTAACAACAGGCGTATTTGGAGTTTCAATGCTCGTAATAATAATCTCGTTTGGCTGTTCTGATATACATACCAACTCGTCTAACAACGAGAATCTTCTTTGGTAGGTTGTATGATTCACCCAACCGTTTGGAATAGGTTGGTGTGCGTCATATATATCCTTTTTTATATGTTCACGAAGAATTTTTTCAACTTCTTCAGCAACTTCGTTTTTTAAAATGCGCTCTATTGCTCGGTTAGCGCCGGATATTAACTGTTCCCAGTTGACATAGTAAGAATTTGCCAAATTTCATCACTTCTCCAATACAATGGTATCCTGCTTGTCAGATGCATCACCGTAAGCAGTAGTATTATTTTTGTTTTTCAAGCTAAGATAAGATACTACATCTGCTAGTGCATCTGGGTCTATGCTTGATAACATACCTTCGTCAGCCTTAGTCATATCGTTAAACGAATCAATCATTTCGTTGACTTTAGAAGACATAGTTGACAGCATAATATTTGTCATATACGATATTTTCTTATCGATAGCATCGATTATTGCTTTATATTGACTATAGTTAATATATTGTAAAATCTGATCATAAGCAGAAGTTCCATAAACCAAAGTGTACTGATCTTTAGCACTTGTTGGTAACTTTAAATTTGAATAATAACTTAATACACCAACTCTGATTGCGAAATCATATACTTCCGGTATGTATTCTAAGCTAACCCCATCAACACATGAGTCAACAACTTCAGAAACAAACGACATCGCTTCGTTTAAAGAAATTGTTTTCTCTACATTAAACGCAACGTCTGTTGTTCCGTCTAAAATTAACTCTACGGTATTATTTCTGTTCAAAGCCTTCTCAAATTGATTGATTGACACTCTTTTTGTTTTATTATTCATAACATTCTCCTTTTAATTCTTAACTGGCGTGTATTTACAACATACTACACCATTGATTTCACGTTGAATTTTACCAAGCTTCGCTTGTTTTAATAAACTACAGTTTCGCTTATACCTAGTACACCCGATGCAATTATCTTCAAATTCAGATAATTGTGATGCATTTTTAAATACACCTATGTAGTCTGTTTTTTTTATTTCGATTTCAACTCTTGGTTTTTCAGAATCATAAAATATACCATGTACTCTTTCGCAAACAACATTATCATCTTCCCATATACATTTTGTATTTGTGATAGCGTCAAGCATACATTTAAAATAATTATTGCAATCCATATTTGTTTTAGGGAAATAAAACACACAATCAAAGTAAAAATGTTGATTTTTGCTAACAGGAATATCCCATCCTTGTTTTTTAACTTCGCTTTTTACATATCTTTCAAAGTCGGATTGATAATTTTTAGCACTTTTTGTTTTATAACTCATAGCCATTGGCTTTCCGTTTTGCATAATAGTTCTATATGCGAGATAATGGTTAACGCTTGGTGGAATTTCTGATGTTAATTTTAAAACTTTAATTATATATCACCGTCCTATAAAAGAAAGGGGAGTAGAACATATACTACTCTGTTCTTACCCCCCTAATGATAAATAACTACTCTCCGAATAGATCTAGTGATTCTTCGTCTTCTTCGTCATCTTCCTCATCTTCGTCTTCATAATCATCAATTATATCCACTTCATCATAAATATCCTCGTTGGAAGCATGATGAATATGAATGGTATCAGTAACAGAATCGATGTTTCGAGACTCACGAATCCTCTCTATGTATTCTTTATAACATTCTGTAGAGCAAGCAATAGCTTTCCATTTATTGGCGACTCCTATAGCAGATTTGCACCCTTCATAATGCTTCCCGCATACTCTACAAACAAGTTTCTTATTACTCATAATTAATACCAATTATTCTGCGAATACGGTATAAGTCCACAGAGAGCCGTTGGAGCCGCAAGTTCCTGCTAAGGACTCTGCTTCAAATGCATGAACAGTCTGGTTATCACCCATATCGATATCATAGTTGCCGCTGAAATCAGCTTTCGGGATATAGAATTGGATGCGGTATACGTTGTTACATTCGTCTTCACCAAACGCATCTATGTATAAAGCGCATTTTTCAGAATAAACGTCAGATACGTTATCCAGAACATCACCTTTTACATTTCTGGTATAGTACACAACAATTTCAGTACCATCGTCATATTTGCCTTCTTCAAAGGAAATTTCTTTGCTCTCAGGATTATATGCAAATTTCTTATCTGCTGCAGCGGCATCCTGAGTTAATAACTCTCCGAGAGTACCGTCGGTATTTTTGATGTACAATTCGGAGATTTCATCGCCTTCGGTGCCGATTGCTTCATATAAAGTGGTAGCTTTGTTTCCTGTAATAGTCAGATAATCAACCCATTTAACGGGAGCATCTTCCATTCTTTTGAATTCGCTACCTGTCTGAACTTCCAGTAATCCGCCGGATACAAGACCGTTGGTACCGGAAACAACAACGCCTTTATTTTTCTTTAAAGAATTTAATTTTCTACCGCCTTTACCGGTGATATCTTGTTTTTCCTGAGTGTTTGCGATTTTTGCATTCTGCAACTCATCCAGGGTAAAGCGATAAGCACCTGTAGTAATATTAAACGCGGTAATAGTTTCCAAACTAGTAATAGTAATATCGTTAGGTTTCATATATTTTCCTCCTATTTTTTATTTGAATTTGCCATCCAGATTAATTCTTGATGGTCTATCTCTTTCGTATTTACTGTACCAGCATATATGCCAATCATTAGGTTGTCATAGCTTATTTTTTTGTTGGTTTGACGTAGGCTTGAGTATAGCTGGTAAATATTAATGTCTAACACAGACTTATAGTCATAAGGGAATTCTGGAGTATTAACAAGAGATATAATAACATCCTCTATCTGAGAATGAAATTGATCACGTCTTCTTCTGTTTTGCTTCTTACGTGCTCTTTCAATCATAAACTTCTTAGCTTCTTCGTTAGCAGGCTTTTTATCTTGCTTGTCCAACTGAAGTAGCTTTCTCAAAAAAATGCATATTTTTTTATAAATCTCTTTATCTATGATAGCATTTGTCTTCTCATTGTATAATACAACCATACCGTTCTGTGGATTTACTATTCTGTGAAAGTCTTCGATGTTAATGTTGTTAAAAATCAAAGATAGATCTTTATTCTTTAACTCTTCGAATAAGCTTAAAAATATATCCCAATCGGTAACAGTCGTGAAGTCTATCCCGATATCATCTAACTGTACCATCATATCATACGGTGTAGCTATAATAGCAGACACAAGAGAAAAATACTCTTCTTCATTATGTACAATCTCTCTTACGGTAGGAATTTGGATTGTGATATATTTGTTTATTTCATACGAGCTCTTGTACAATAAACTACTTATCATATTTTACTACTCCCATACTATCTGTATTTACGACTTGATGGGGGGTGTTTTGAGCCTAAATTATTAAAATCTTTTGCATAATACACAGACGCTCTTCCCTGGTAGTCTGTGATCGGAGAAAATCTAGAAACAGATTTTAAGTTGAGCTCTCCGAGACCATAATATCGACTGCCGTTTAATATCTTTGAAAGTTCGGACGTTATCTTGTCGATCCTAACTCCACCTTCTAGCAATCTTAGTTTGCTTTTATGCGTAAAAACCCATATGTACACCACTGGTATGTAAAATGTTTTATTTACAACATCAGCAATATCAACATCGAAACAAATAAATGTTTGTCCATCATCTACAGTTTCAGGCACGAATTCATAAGGGAATACTCTTGAGTATGGTAGACTCTTATTTGGAACAGGGCTGTTTTCGTTATCGGTAATTAATTTAACAATTTCTGCATTACTACAGATATCTTCCATCAACTTGTTTTTGTAATCAAAAAGCTCATTTAGTTCCACTAAATCCACCTGCCTTCCTCTGTTGCGTCTTTTTTATTTGTTGCACTTTCGATGATTTCTTCTAATGTTTTATCTTTGTCTTTATGACCGTTATCATGATTTGGTTTACTCCAATTAAAGAAGTCTGCTATACGAAGTTCAATATTATCGTCATCCGTTAGGTTAACTTCGTTAAGGATAAAACGAAATACACCATTTCCGTTATACACATTGTATAACTTGTTAGGTTTCGTAATTTGGTATGCCAAAACACGGTCTGAATCTAAATCGTCAACTAAAAACCGTTTACCTCTATTTAATTTATTGGTATCTTCATCTTTAGCCAATGTAATAGCGATTCTAGCATCACCAATCGACATTAAATCGGACGATTTCTCTCCAATTAAGTATTTTGTTCCGTCTTCAACAACACACCATTTCTCAATCACTTTTCCGCTGTCATCAATCCATTTTAAAAGATAATTGCATCGATGCATTCTACCTTCGGTGTATACCTCGTTGTTTGGATTGATTTCTGTGATTAGCCAATGCGAGCTGGCAAACTCTACGATACCACCATGAGCAATATCCTCTCCGGGTAAAGAGAATATTTTTTTTACAGCCATATCTTCTGTAGTATCGGTAATAGTCAATCCTTGTGAAACTCCGTTGATCATAACACTATAAAACGATAAAGAGTCTTTGACCTTGCGTGCAATATACTCTTGAGTCCGTTTAAGGGCTCTATCGCGTTTTGTTGATCCGGTAGTACATATACGTTCTTCGTAACAATCCCAAACACTCATAAGCTACACCTCCTCGTTGAAGTATCGCTTAATAATTTTTTTGCAAATATTGATTGCTTTAAAAATTTCACATTTAACCACACTGACGTCGCACTCGTTATTGCTTAAGAATTCTAAAATTGATAACAATCCTATAACTGCTCCGTCGTTTTTGGTAGCAGTCATTAAATCATGGAATCCAATAATCTCTCTCTGAAGACTATCGATATATTTATTTAATGACGGCTCTCCACTTTCTTTAATCGGAAGAATCTTGTAAAATTGACCTATTAAAGATACAAGATATTTCTTTACAGTGTTATCAGGCATATCAGCCCCTTTGGATGTCATCATAAATGTAGCTCGCTTAGATCACCGTGATTATACGAATAATCTTTCATCATATTAGAAAAATCACGTTTACACATCTTATACGCGGATGTAATTCTATTCAACAATTCTGCCGGAGAATACCCAGAGTAATCGGTTGTGTTGATCATATTCTCGTAGTTTTCTTGCTTGTACATATACGGTTTCATCCATTGTACCAACATTCCCTCTGATATAATATCAGCAATTTCATCCAATTCTTCATCAGGAATATCGGTCATGATAACTCGCTCTTCGTCATTATATGTAGTTAGGTCGTATTTACATATTTGATTAAACTGTGCACAAGCCCGTTTCATATATCCATCTACTATCATAGTGCGGTCTGCGTCCGTTAATTTAATAAATTTATACTCTTCAACCTTATTTAAAAAGTAACTTGTAAGAATATCATAGGAAACGCCCATTTATACGCCCCCTTTATCTTTCAATCAACTCAAGACCAAGACTCTCTTCTAATGCGTTAATCACACGAATTGAGTCAATAACACCTTCTGTAATAAGTTGTTTTGCTCGATACGCAACAGATTTCTTCTGTCCTTTTGATAAATTGCTGATAATTTCTTTAATCTCATCAGACGATTTAGTAAATAATTCATCGAATGTTTTAAAGCTCAATGCAAACTTATAGTATTGAGATACGCCTAAGTACTCAAGAACTTCCGGGTCGTCAATTAAAAACCAGTTGTTTTCAAAAAATGCCTTAGACGAATTCTTTGCGTTTTTAAGTTCCTGCAATTCCATATCTTGTTCGTTGCCGAATGACTCCCATACGAATCTTTCCTGCGTTTTTCTGCTTTTATATACCAAAGGCCCATGGAATCCGTTTTTCACCGTAATAATCATATTCGGGTCTAAAGAAACCTTTACACGGTATGTTTTTTGTTTAGGTTCTACAGTTTTTCCCTGGGTCACCGCTTCAGCATTAGAACTGTTTGTTTTTTGAGGTGTTTTCTTAATTGTTGTTTTTGGTTTAGTAGCCATAATTTCTCCTTTAATTCTAATAAATATAAGAGGGGATAACTATCGCTAACTATCCCCATAGTGTTACTCTTGCATGTATCGTCAGATTATGCGATTACTTCATATCTACCAATGCCTGCGTTACCGCCAGCAAGAACGATACCCATACCGTATTTTTCACCATACAGATATTCCTGAGTGAAATCTTTATTTGCGGTAGGATCGCCCATTAATACAGTAGACTGACCTTCGTATACACATTTGATCGGTTTATCATCACCAGCGATAATGGTGATTACGTTATCGTCGAATACGAAGTCGGTGCTACCCAGTTTGTGTCTCTGGGGAGTTGCAACCACAGGACTACCATAGAATTTACCGTAGTAACCAAGATTATACAGGTCGTTTTCGGAATCATGTCCCTGAATAGAGGGAGCAAGATTACGCAGTGCTTTCTTAGTACCAATAATAGTTGCTGTTTTGCCACCTGCAGCGGATTCTACGTGTGCAATTATATCCAGTAATTCGTCTTCGTCGTAGTTACCTGCAGCGGGGAAGTACACTGCACCACCAAAATCGGTTTCAGATGCAGAGTTCCATAATGCATATACATCATCCAGTAATTTTTTACGGAAAGATTCGGATACTTTTTTGATAAATTTGTTAAAGTCAACCTGTCCGGATAAAACTCTGTTTAATTCTTCGTAAATTTTCACAACCTTAAAGCTGGTCGGGATAGGAGCTTTGGTTACGCCGCCTAATCTCTGTCTTCTAACACCCTGAGTGCCATCAGCAGCATCAGAGATTACAAATAAGTTGCTGTCTTCTACTTCAAACTCATTTAAGTCACCAAGAGCTACGTTTCTGAAATCAACCAGTGCATTAAAGTATTCGTCGCCCTGGAAACCTTCAACGATAGTTCTGGATAAAATTTCTTCTACAATAGCAAACAAGCCGTTACATTTACCGTCTCTGATTGCTTTATAATCTAAAGTGGTTTTACCACCGTTAATGTCTACCAGAGCTTGTCTTAAAACATCTAAAGATTCATTAACAGAATATTTAGTGGGTGTTCCATGATATGCGTCAAGAGCAAGTCTTACAATTTCATTATAATCAGTCATGTCTATATCCTCCTTATGTAAATATTAGGCAATTTTAATAACGTAGTAAGTATATCTACCTGCTACTTCAATAGCCATAATTGTACCGTAACCGGTGCCGGATGCATTAATTTTACCGTTTGCGCCGATACCAACTTCGGTACCTACGCTTGCAGGAGCAGCGCCACCAACAAATCCTTCTTTGGTGATGGAATACATATTTCTGCTTCTTAAAACATATCCTCTACAGATAGAACCTGCGGGATTGATAAATTCATCAAGATTTTTCTTGGTTGCATCGTACATTACTTCTACGGAAGCAACAACTGCACAATCCTCCATTTTGCTTTCTGCGGTTGCGAGAACAGCTTTCATAACTTCTCTCTGACCGTCTTCATAACCCTGCAGTTCAACGACAGTGCCGTTTTCAACCGCGATGGTTTCACCTTCTGCGTCGTAAACTCTTAAAGAAACGAGGTCTGCTGCAACATTGGTGCCGGACATCGCGTCTGTTCTAATTACAGTATAAGCCATACTAATATATCCTCCTTATTTGTTTCTCGGCTGGTATTTAACAAAGATACCGCCGTATGGTTCGTTAGTTAAATTTTTATCTTCTACAACTACTCTTGTAGAGGTTGGTTTGTTAGCAGAGAAGTTAACAACAACTTGTCTGCCCTGGATTTCGTAGCATTTATTTTCAATCTCATTGAGTTCCATCGATGCGTAGTTTACTTTTAAGTCTTCAAACGCTTCGGTGCCATCTAAATTAGAAAACCGACTAAAAATATCTGCAACAGCATTTTGTCTTTCCTGAGCATTCTTATCTGCTTTGTACTGTCTCAATTCTTTTAATTCTGACTCCATATTCGTAATGGACTGAGACTGTTTATTGTATCTCTCTTCAGAAACGGATTTCATGCCCAAAATCAATTTTTCAAATGTGTATTGATAATTGGTGTCATTGCTTCCCTCATCGAAGTCTACAATAGAAAACTTCTTACGTTTTTTGGTCTCAAAGTCAACCAAAACATTGTCTCCGTCTACAGAATATTGGAACCCGTATAATTTCCAGTCTTCGCAGTCGTAGCAGTATACTTCTGTACTCTCAAAACTATAGTCTACATATAAATACTTGTAGGTTTCGCCCCAATACGGATCGCTATATTTAATAGCGTATAACGCTTCGCATAATCCACTTCTGAGTTGTTCGCCGGACAGCGCAAAATTTGCGTCCGTACCAGAAGAATCTCCAGTGGAATCGTCGTCTGCGTTCGCAGTGGGTTCTGTGTCGTCTGTAGTTTGAGCGCTCTGTGTTTCGTATTCAACTTGATTAGTGTTAGTGTTCTGTAGTTCATCAAGCTTTTCTTTTAATTCTTCGTATGTTAAATCTTCAATATCAAAGCTTAAATTTTCTACACTTAACCCATAAGTTGATAAAAGTTCCATCTTATCCAAAGATGCGGCTCCTCCTTTCAGTTTTTTTTGTAGATTTATATCATCCTCCGACGAGGAAGTGATAGCAGAAAAATGCTTCTTGTAGTCCGTCATCATTTCATTAAATTGTTTTTTGTATTGCTGTAAGCTAAACATTTCTAAGGACGCTGACTCAAAACAAGGCTCAATATCATCCCCTAATAAACAAAAAGCCGTAAAGATAAAATCGTAGATTTCATAATAATCATCCACAGACTTTCCATTCTTTACGGTTATTTCCATTGATTGTGATGTAATGCCGTCACGTTTAATTTTTGAATACGCAGCAGCTCTTTTCCATAATATCGCCTCTACGCATAGATAATCATGGTTGACTCCGTTATCAGATACTGTCTCCCAGTAATAATTACAATTTGATGGTATAACACCCACGGCATCCGTTAAGTTGATAATACGGTATCCGTTATTAGTTTGTACGATATCTATATCGTGTCCGCCAATCGTGTCATCGTGCACGTTGTAATTACAAACAATAGGGCAGTTATACATAGTTGGAATCGCTTTTTCTATTGCTTCTTTTGAAATCTTTGATCTGTTTCTGTTTGCGCCCGAATAGCATATTTTAATAATAGCTGCATCGAATGATTCATTAATTTCAACAATTTTTTCGACGGATGATGGATACTGTATCCACATACATTTATCCATATTGATCCACCTCATATCTTTCATGCGTTATGTTAATATTAATGCATACTAAAAAGTCATAACATTTGATGCTACATGAGGGATATCAAGATTTTCGAAAGCCATATCAGCTTTATTTTCAAAAATCCATACAGGTCTATCTTTGTTTTTATTATACTTTAATAGTTTATACCCGCGTGATATCAGCAAATCTTTGCTTTTAGCATCCATAACATAAATGAACATAGTATTTTCTCCTTTATTTCTGTATTGTCCTACTCATCTTCTCTTGTTTGAACACCAGACTCTGTTAGGTCATCGTCGTCTTTTATAGGACGACCAGGTTCACTATTAGCAGACTGTGTGGAAGAACTTTGCAATGGTATAAATCTTCCTTTAATGCCTAACACATCATCTTCTAGGAAGTTCATATAATCCATTTCATCTTGAGACAATCCTTGTGACGCACAGTAGTAAGAAACCATCGGCATACCGTACTGGCAAGCTTTAATATACGCATCACCAAGCTCTTTGCGATTAAATGCACTGCAGTTTAAGAATGTTACTTTAAAGTTTTTACCGTATGACTGAGCGTGTATGAATCGATTTAATGCACCTTCAATACTTTTTACAATACCATATGTAAGGGCTTGGTCTGCCTTAATCGAGGTAGATAAGGCATTAGCAGATGCCTTTTCATTATTAAATAACAAGCTGGATACACCAGCAGCGGTAAATAAGTTCTGCTCTGCTTTAGATATTGTGTCTGTGTCTCCGGCTGTATTTCTCTCAAAACTAATCTTCTCAATAGGCATCGGAGTTAAAACAGAGCCTATTTCTTCCGGTAAGACGTTATCAAGATTTCTCCAAAAATCCTTCGCTTTGTCGAAATCCATCTCCCACTCGCCATCTTCATTGATACCGAGCTTCATAACTAACATAGCGTAATTTTCCAGTGTTGTTTTGCTTAATTTTAGCTGTCTGTAATCCTCTAAGTCATAAATTTCTCTTAGAATCCCAACGAATGGTGGTAGGGCATAGTTTAAAATATCAGTATTGCATTTTACGGCAAATGACGTCGGAGCGTCTAATTCCTGCCATTGTTTTCCCATTCTGTCCTCTTGATATAGTTTGTATTTCTGTTGAAACTCAGTAGGATACATTTCCAAATACTGGCTATTAGTATCGAAGTAAGAGAAATTAAATGACACGTTTAATACATTATCCTCAATAACAGCAACACTGCAGTAGTCAGATGGTAGTTGTTGGATAATCACGCTATTAGGAGTAACCCACATAGTTCCATAAAAAACATCTTCTCTTAAGCATACGGTTACGACTTTAGAAAACTGGTTTTTGATATCCATCGATGACAATAAGTTAATGACCTTATTGTAGTTTTTTCTTGTAGTTTTTGCCTTAGCTGTTGCTGTATCTATTTTGTACGGGGATACAACATAGGAAAGATCTGACAAACTTGTAAAATACTGAATAAGTCTTCTAAAATGAGAGCTGGCTCCATATATATATGTAATAGCCTTTCTGATATTTTGCTCGTTTGTCGCCGGGTTCTTAAGGAATGATGTGATATCATCTTTGGTATACAAAGAGAAAGAAGTTGAAGACATTGAGCTGTTCAAGTCACGTAAGATCAACTTGTTGATTCCTGCAAAATTTCTCGGTAAACGCATCATAGAATCCAAATTCATAGATTTGCTGTATACTGAGTTATCATTTGTACCTGATATATCAGTTACAACAACTTCTTTTTCATTTTTGCTCATCTTTCTGTATCACCACCTTTATTTAACTTTCGGAGCTCTAAACATAAACAATTCATTTGTACTTTGTTGAGAGCTGGTCTTTTTCTTAATATTTTTTTCAAGTTGACATGCAACATAGTAATTGTAACTCAAACTTGAATATCTATCTTTTCTTGCACCGCTTTTTTCGATTATTTTTACAAGACCGCCTGATTCTTCGTGTTTAAGATTGATTAGCTCGCTAATAAGCAGAGTTGTATTAATATACGGCATAGTTAGTAAAACTTTATCAGAAGCAGATAAATTACTGAATCCTTTTATCCCATTCATAGCTTCTTCGCCATCATACTCAGTTGCCAATAGACGGATTTTATTTGTTTTAAATCCTTCTCTAAGTAAAATGGCACAGTCTGAATTGAATTTAGCGGCACCGTTGATAGCCCAAATTACTTTTGCTGCACTCTTATCTGCGCATCTTGCGGCCATATCTGCGTTATTACAACACGAAAGAGGAGGGTAACACTCTCCGGTTTCAGGGTCTGTAAGAACCCTTGCGAGTGCATCGTACACACCAAGACCAACGCCCTTAACATCAAGCACTATGTAATCACATTGGTATTCTTCGTATAATTTGCGAATACGCAATGCTTGGTCTTCCGTATGTGCGCCCTCTGATGTCTCTGTATAAACAATATTATTAGAATAACGCAATGCTTTTGTTGGAATTAACTGGTTGATAAAAATCGCAGATGCGTCATTTTTATGCTTCTTGCTAGACATCAACGCAATATCAGCTGATAGTATTCTTTTTTCTCCGTTTTGTTTTGGCTGTATTTTTATTTTTGTATTAGCTTGTAATTTGATAGCTAATTCTTGTGGTAACATCGGGTATTGAATCTTTCTGTTTTTAGATATCGATTCAAAATTAAAAAATGCACCTTCTGAGTCTCCCCAGAACTCTGCACACATCTCCATAGTCCACTTGATTTCACTGAAGTCAGATTCTGTCATCTGCTCAATAACCGTTTCCTCCATCAACAATCCGTCTTTTAACGCTAATTGATAGGGGAATCCACATACAAAGTCTGTTCTTTTGTCATCGAGCATAAATTTACATGCATCTCTAGCTTTTGTGAAAGCCCAGTGGTCTTTATAATACGCAGAGGATAAATACATTGTTTTATTTGGCTCTTTGAGCTCTTTATTTTTCTTATATTCAGGCTTATCAAGATATTTCGGATGTCTTGGAGCAGCAAGGAATTTTCTCAAAATTGTATCAATAATATCCTTTTTAACCATTCTGAATTCATCGATAATCAATACATGAGCTCTGTTACCTCTACTGCTATCTCCGGCTGTTACAACCTTGATAAATGACCCGTTCTTGAACATAATCTGTGCATTATTTCCGTTGATATGCGTTTCCTTATCATCAATTTCGTATGCAAGTTCGGGTGAATTTGGCTTAAGTTCTGTCATAATTTTCTCTAAAACATTTAAGCTCTGACCTCTTGTCCCTGAGGCAATACAAACTTTTGATCCTGGATACAACACACATCTAATACAACAAAAAATTGCACATAGATATGTTTTACCGATACCACGGCATGCAATGAACACAAATAAATTGCTAATGTTCATCATAAATAGTAGTATTTTTTGAAATAAGTGTAGTTCTAAATGAAGGAAATCTTTTGCAAAACGATGAGGATTCTTACGGTAATAACCCGCCCAGGCTGCAACTCCGTCTAATATTCGTTGCTGTCTGGCAGCTTTTGCACTTGTATTATCCATAGGCATCACTGACTTTCTTCACCGAATATATCATTAAATAAGGCCTCATCATCCTCGTCTTCAAGGTCAGGTCTGTCAACTCGCAGTTTTTCTAACTCCTGCTCATACAGCTTACAGTATGTGTTTTTAATACCTAACATCTTGCATAAGTGACCTAAGAACCACACAGAGATATATTTGATAATATTATCAACATCTTTAAACTCCGGATCAGGTTCCGGAATAGGTTTAGAGTTTTCAAAATATCGTATACCGAGACCAAATGGTGTTTTATCAAACGCAGTATCAACTGCGTCATCCTGCTTTTTCTGGCTCGGTTTTAGATTTGCACTTCCAAGTAGACTGTTAAGTGCATTAACATTTTTCTCAATAGGTTTACCAGCAGCACTGTCCCTGTTAATCGTTGCCTCTAAAATACAAATTTGTTTATAGATAGCCTCCTCGCTTTCTTCGAGAGGAAGTTGTAGATTTTTAGTCCAATGTTTGTACTTTCTATCTAATTCCAAATAAAAAAGAGGCTCGAATCCAGCGCCCCAAAATTCTATAATGTCGTTTGGTACGGTAATGTTATCTCCATCACACTGTGTTTCTACGCTGTTATTTGTGTATAACACAACAGAATTCATTTCATCTAAAGTATCATCAAATGTTTTTCCGATATACTTATATAGGTTACTCTTGCTTATATAAGCACGAATCCTTGCGTTTGTAGGACTGCTTTTGCAGGCAATATCATATATTTCTTTATTCCAGTAAATATCAAACTTCAGGCATATTCTTTTGATGGCTTCTTCTTCGCTATTTAATGCGTCTTCATAATGTTCAAACAATTCTTCTATACAGTTATAACAATGGGTTAGATACCCACCATTACCCTTATACAAGGGACTTTGTGATGCTGGGAAGTTATTCTTTTGCTTCTTATATTTCTTCTTGCATCTGCTGCAATAAAACTCTTCCGGAGAATCATCTTGCATAGATGGTTTTTTAGGCTTCGTACTTGCAGGCTGAACCTTGCTTATTCTTGGCATTTAACCACCTTACTCTCTGATCAAGCCTTCTTTAACAGCTCGTTTTAGTAACTTTCCTGCCGTAAATTTCGGAGCTTTATATGCCGGAACAGTTATTTTTTCCTGTGTATGCATATCTACTACTTCGCGCTCTACGTGCTCTTTTACAGAAAAGGTTCCAAATCCGTGCAACTGAACGGATTCTCCTTCGACCAACGCCTCCGTTAAAACTTTCTTAACATCTTCTAAAATAATTGCTGCTGCGCTTTTGGTATATCCTAATTGTGTAAATCTTTCGATTAAATCATTTCTTTTTAACATTCTTATGTATCCTTTCATTCCTTAAGTAGTTTATTACAAGTCATTTAATGACTTTTTATTTGATATTTGTATATCTCCGTCTTTAAAATAGTTAGCAAACTGTTCTTCTGCCTCGCAGTCGTTATATATAGATACCATATCCAGATTAGACCACTGTGCTAATTCCTTAATTACAGTCTCTGGTAGTCCGGCTCTAATCAGTCCGGTAGTCCAGCTATGTCTTAATGAATGCATATAAAAATCTACATTCAATATTCTTCCAAATGTATTAGCCCAGCTTGTCAATGTTGCTGTTTTAATATGTTCTTTTGGATTGTTTTTGTCTGGGAAAAGCCATTCGCTTTCTATTCCGTTATTTTCTCTATATTCCATCCATAAATCAAAATATGGTTTGAATTTCTTGGCTAATGTGTAGCAGTAAATCTGTTTACCGTTAACACCTCGTCCTTTTGTTTTAATTTTCTCACTTGTTTTATATAACGCTCCGTCACAGATTAAATTATCATCCTTAAAATAATCTGTCTTAAATAAAATGAGCTCCGCTTTTCTTCTTCCGGAGCATACAGCGAGTGCAACAAGACACGCTTTATCATATTTTTTCTTCTGAACAAGATATTCTAATAATTGGTCTATCTGATTATCTTCCAGCACTGTTTTTTCTCTAACAGGCTGATTTACGGGATTTTCTATTTTATGTATTATATTTTTAAAATTTGGGAACTCATCGTCCATAACAGATTCGATGTAATTTGATAAGCTGGATAATGTAGCCTTAATTCTTCTAACACGAGCAGGGCTGTTTTTATTATCGTTAATCAGCCAGTTTTGAAAAGCTACTATATCTCTTTTACTCCAATTAATAAAGAATTTATTACTATTATTCTTTAATCCCCAAACCATAGCTATATCTAAATCGTTTTTATATACAGAGATTGTGGTTTCGCTTCTTTGTATTGACTTTAAATAACTAATATAGTCTTCGATCAGCCTTTTGTTTTCAGGGTTTACCTGTGATAATAGGGTGGGGTTTGTAATATTGTTTTTCTGTGTTTTTCTTGGCAACAGTCTCATCCTCTCGTTATTAATTACTCAAGACCGATGTCATAGTTACATACAATACCCGTATCGTTTACAATGGATACTAGTTGCTCTGGTCGTCCAAATATACGCTTTGCAATGCAGTGACTATCAACTCCCTGCATAGAGCCAGCCATAATCATTTTGATGCCCTGATAAATGTCTGTGCAATTATGATGCATATGTCCATACAAAACTGCGTAAATCGGTTTGCGAATCATCGCCTGTAAATCTAAAATTTTACCTTTGCCGATATCGTAATCTCCGTGACTTCCAACATAATTAAGACCTCTAACATTCACAACATACATACTTGTATCAATCTTATCAGAAGTATCAAATAATATATTATCAATATGATTAAGTCTTGCCTTACAATACCACTCTACGAGATCATCAAGTCTTTCATCTTTTAAGGCGTTATCTTTTTTGTCGATTCTTGAATGATTCCCGGATACAGAAACGAATCTGACTGTTTTAAAATACTTTGAAAGCTCCGCAAGGAATCCTGATATTAGTTCTGAAACACCCATTATCTGCTCGATAACATTTTCTTTATTGGTTATTGTAATTTCATTATGTATATTTCCAGATATCTCATCTCCGTTACACCAAACGACTGCATTTTCTGTCTGGTGGCGACTCTGTATGTCGATAATAGCATTTAGATATTTCACAAATCTTTCTCTACAAACATCAGAATTATAAACATTCCAAGCGTTTTTAATATTTGCTCCATAATGAATATCTGTAAGTGATATCAACATATCGCAATCTGAAATGACAAATTGCTCTTCTCTCGTGAAATTGAGCGCAGGAAGATTACCGCTGTTAACAACATCATCAATAATTTCATTGATTTCCTCTTGTCGAGCACGAGTCCTTAGTAGTTTGTTGTATGCATTACGTTCATCAAAAAATTTATATCTTTCTTTTTGTAACTCCTGCTGTCTCTTTGCAATCTGCTGGTGGTATTCATCTGATATCATTTTAGAGAATACTTCATCATAGAATGCCTTTGCTTGCTGATATTTTTTTCTATATGCAGATTCTCCCAACCACTCTGTTTCGTCTGGGTATAAAGAGTTATTCATAATTATAGCTAATTCTTCCCATGTTACATCAAGCAATCCACTATCCTTAGCGGAACAAATACGCCAGATATACTGTAATTCAGACTCATTGCTTGCTTTTTTTATATCTACCATATATCCTACTCCTTACCACTATTGTAGTTGCTTAAGAATTTGACTGCCTTCGGATTTTCATTCATATAGTACTTATGTGTAGTTCTATGAATGTGCACATACGGGAAATATTTGCGTACCATTTTAGCTTCGTCTTTTGTAATTCTGATCATAAAAAATTCCTTTCGTTCCTAAATATTGATGCTTTTTGCATGCACAAATAAGAAATTTTCATGCATTAAAAAAAGCCCGAAATCTCGGGCTTTTTGAGGTAGTCATAAATCAAAAATTTTCTATATTGTTATAATATGCTTATTGTAATATCTCTCGATTGTTTTATTTCTGTTCATATCCACGGCACAATCTTTGCAGTATTTTTGAGTTCTTCCTGTTCTTTTTATAACCAGTCCGCAGCAACTGCACTCCATATAGTCGCCGCCTATATATCTCATGTATTGGTTTCCTAAGTTTCTAAAATCTGTTATGAATATAGCTTCTTCTCCGTCATAGTCAACATTTTCAATACGGATATTCATATTATCTATGATATGACTAAACTTTATATATCCGTTTGTATATAAATCGTTTAATATTAAAGATTGATTATTTGTTGATATCATAGTGTTTGATAGTTTGAAAATTTCTTTATCTGTTTTATTTACCCAGTTGTTATTTTTCTTGTTTATCGCATTACTGTATTTTGCGAGACACAGTAGTGTAAACATTACTCTTCGTGCCCGGATACTCTTTATATTCTGGATATAATGTATTTCATTATGAGTAATTGAAACTCCGTCGATTTGTATTAATTCATATTTTCCGGCATTTGCTACTATTTTATCGATTAACGGTTGAAATCTTACGATATTAATCATAGGGTCGCTTTTTATTAAAAAGTCTTTCAACAGTTCTTCTATTTTAGATTTGTTGTATCCATGATGATGGTAATACCTTGCGACTCTGCTTAATAATTCCGATGGTTTATTGGGAAGATATGGATCTCTTAAAATATCTTCTATATAATTCTTCTCATTTAATATAACATTCATTGCTGTATAACCTCCTTACAAAACATTGAAAATTTTAATCCCTTAAATTCTATATCGCCATTTTCATCTTTGATAGGGAAGGCTATGCATTTATTTTTATTGATTAAATTTTGTACAATTTCTTCTCCACAGATATCCCAGCAAAATTGTTTTGAGTTATTGTTGTTATAACATATATCTAAAACGATATCGCACAACTGCTCTCCGTTTGAGCATACAAATTCACAATCTCTTATAAAATTTTCGCGCAACATCATTCGTTTGTGCTTTCTTACCTCGTCATCTATTCTTTCTTTGCGAGATATACATGAAAATTCACGCAACCTTTTTGTATACCCCTCGTAAAGCTTCTGTATCGTCCTGTATTGAGTTAAAGAGTAACCGACGTCACTTTTCATTATGGAATAATCAAAGTCATTTCTAGAGGCGTTTTTGAGCAAAATTTGGTCGAATTCATCCTCGAATCTTTTACATATCTTATTCATAATGCAATCGTTAGTGCCTACCGGCATACGTATATGGTAATACTTTATAAATTCAGCTTCTCTTTCGGTTAAATCAGTCACATCTTTTGCTAAAAGCTCTTCTATCGGTATCCTAAACTCTCTGTAGCATTTTTTATTTGTATTTTTTATATATGTATCATATATAGCGGATAGCTTTGGATATATGTATTTCATAAAGTATGGTTTCTTATCAGCTATAATTCTTATATTTAATTCATATGATTCATTTTCCGATGGTGTCGTTTCTTGATTTGGTTTATTTGAGAATTTGTTATACCAGTATTTAGGCATCGGTTTTGCTATAATTCCTTTGGCTTTATCTCCTTATTACCCTCGGTTTCCCGATATTTATTAGGGGAGTAGACTATATCTTCATCCTGCGTATCGCAGGAGCACGGCGCTTCCCATCGCGGATTTTCACCGTAATGGTACAGACTTCATAGTCTCAATGAGACTGTATGTCTTAGTCGTTTCACCTTCCAAACCGTCACCGGTTTAGCTTGGCACAGAGTTTACATATATGTTGTTTATTATGCGTTAGCCCATCTTCTATATGTAGCGATATTGTACACAGTGTGACGTGGAATATTCAATTCCTGGCTAATTTCTTTATATGATTTGTTTTCTTGTTCGTGTAACCGTCGTATTTCATAAACCGTTTCGATTGTTAATTTAGAGCCGTTCGGTCGTGTTCGCTGTAATTCCGAAAAATTACGCTTAGATTCATCACTCCATTTATAACCCGACGCGCACTCCGCCATCTTTTTACCATGTTTCATTCTATCTTCGACAGTCCATGATTTATATCTATTTCTATGAGACTCTGACATTTTAGCTCTAGTTTCATCAGAAGTTTTTCTACCAGTCATACTCACTCTATTCTTTTCTCCGATCTTGCGCTTAGTTTCTTCACTTAAATGACTTCCTAAAAGAAACCCGCCATCTCCGCCGTCAAGTATATTGTATGACTTGTCTTGATCTCTATATTGTTTAATATATTTTCTTTCCAGATTATCTAGGCACGAAACATCACTAGCGGATTCTATGACCCGGAATTCAAAAGCGTCTTTACCATATTTCTTCCACGCGTGTTGTAAATGCGGATTGTCGTGATATCCTCTATTAAGTTGCGAACGATGGCAGTCCCATCTGTCACCGAAGTTCATACCGGTTTTACCGATATATGATTTACCATTTACAAGGTTGGTTATTCTATAAATACCAAACTCTTTATATATATTCATAACAAGCACTCCTTTCGGAGATATATTTTTTCGTTAATATTTTAATTTTAAACAACATACTTAGTATTTCTCTGTTAGCACCCATACGGGCACACCCTGTATTTACAGGTTCACCGTGTTTAGCATACACATTACTGTGTAAGGCGACTAATGTTTAATCGCATTTTGCTGATATAGCTGACCACACATGATACGGTAGCTTAATTCTTTATACTCTATAGATTCTGGTTCAAACTTCGACCTAACCTCAAACATCGATGTAATCCGGTTTGTTGTCTTGCCAATTTCATCCCCAAAACTATCTATATTCGATTGTATTAGGTTGTTCTCCGTAGGAATCACCTTAACTGCGTTTCGCTGCACACACATAATTGTAGGTAGTTGTTTATGATTTTCAACCAATACTTTATTGTCTGTTAGTAAAACCAAATCTCCATCTTTATCCATTCCATTCATAGCATGGGCTGTGCTATCCCAGGAGTTGAGTATTGTACAGGTAGTCATGTATCTATACCAGTACTGCATTTCTTCGGTGTTTGATACATTCATAACCCTAATATTATTATGGCAAGTCATCGGTGCCCTAAAACATGCAACTCTATCTGTATTCAAGTCTGACCAGTATTTATTGTATAACTCTCCGGCAGATAGTAGTCCTGTTACTTCAAGACCGAACACGCTTTGGCATAATGAGTACGGGTCTCCAGAAACAATCGAGTAGTTTCCGTGGATGTTTAATACACCGATTTTTGCATCATTGATAATCTTTCGTATCATTTGATATATTCTTTTCTTAACGAACGGATCGTCAAATATTCTTTTATCAGCCATCATCGCTTTGGTGAAATCTGAATCGCCATGCATAGCATTTTCTTCTGTTAGATTTTTACCTCTTAAAAATATAATAGATTTTCGGTAATCCCCAACCAAAATGTCATTAATATAGTCTACAGTAGGCTGTATCAACTCGTTTATCTGTTCGTCGTTTAAGTCATAGCTTTGAATAAACTGATAGTTTAATTGCCGTTCAGACTCAAGATACTTTGGACAAGTCTTAGAGATACCGAAAGTATATTTATTCTCTTTACAGCACGCCATATAGTGTTCAATGCTATCATATGAGCTCCACAGCTTCAACATTGAGGCTGTAAGTATTAATTCGACATTTGAAATATCTATCTTATTTCCCCATACGTCTGTCACAATTCTTGTTCCAGCTACATTGTCAGCGAAGTCTATAAAATCAAATGTGTAAGCCATACCTTTTTCCCAGGAGCATCGCGTGTTGGCACCACTCATAATATAATCAAGACCAAGCTCGTTTGACCATCGCTCAGCGAGGGAGGGGAGCATTAACCCATATCCGTCTGATTCTGTGAGTTTTATTTTAGCGTTTTTAATATACGTAAGTATCGGCTCATCAGAATCTTCATCTGTTAAATTGATAATATCTTCTTCAAATTCTGTCTCGCAGTCGTTCACGACTAAAATTCCATTTGGTATTGATACCGGAATCGACCCGCTGCATGTGAGAGCGCGGTATGCCTCTAATTTAGCAGGTATTAATTTTGTCTCCGGGTTTCTACCGTTGTCAATTCGTTTCTTTAACTCCGGAGCTAGCCTACTACTAACAAATACAATGGTAGAATTTTTGACTCCTCCGTTTGTTCCAAGCAACCTAGTGTATGATACGTCGTTTATCTTAAATCCCTTGCAAGCACGCTTGTAATCAGACTTGTTATCTATTATTAAACATAAATAGTCCTTTTTGAACTGGATTTCATCAAGTTTTTCGTATAAACTGCGTATTTCTCGCCTATTTGCTAGTGAATTTTCCTGTTTTTTGATGTGTTTTATACGGCTTCTTATTTCTCTTCCTTTAGTATCGCTATCTTCTACGCCATTTAACTCATCAATCCATCTTATCATCTGGCTATCATTTAATGATACCACCTCTTCATTCTTCCTCGCCTGTATTAAAGGAAGTGTCAGATTCCATTTTGCTTTTCGTAATCTCGAACTGTGTATTTTATATATGTATCGTTGTAATGTGAGTTGTTTAGAAATAACGCATTCTCCTTTCTGTAATATGCTATTGTGTTAATTAACGGATATGCATTCATCGTCATCATAATAACCCAGACTGATAAATCTATCATCTTGCCTTGATTTTATTGCAATCATTTTACTATACATAGCCATATATGCGTATTTCCTAAATTTCACGCCTTTTTTTGGATCGAACTTTATGGCAGCCCTGCATAAACAAACAGCGGCTTCTCCGTACCAATCTATCACATCGTTTTCTGTCAAACCGTTAACATTCATAAAGTAATATATCAAATCGTGATGATCTTCAACTAATTTTCGTTGGTCGTCTGTTAATCTTTCTGTCATTTGTGTGTATCTCCTTATGTATTATATAATAACAGGACGCTATGCAGCGGCCTTCCATAAATTCTCTACTTCGTTTATCCAGTTAATCAATAAATTTCTCATTCGTTTACTGGGAATATATATCCATATTTCTTTCCCGTCTCTAATAGCAGATCTCCAGATCCATTGAATTAAAACCGACAGAGCATATCTATCTTCTAAGACGATAACTTTATTTTTAGTTAAATATATTTTTTCGTTTGGATGGATAAAAATATTTACGCAATATGCTAACACATCTCTATCTTTATAATCGTTAGTTGCTTTGATGTTGAACGCTATATTGTTATAATAATACCCCTTGCCTCGTATAAATGATTCTCCAGTTTTATACGTAGCCCATAGTCTCCTTGATCCTGATTTATCTCCGTTATAATTTATAAAATAATTTTTTACATTTTTTCTTAATTCATCTATTTTTTTGCTCTTTCCAGAAGATGCCTTCTTAAACCACGTAGATGATAGCGAATGATTACTATCTCCAACGGCATTCATTTTTCTATTGTCAAATATATGTATTTTATTTGATAGCGTTTTCGTGTACTCTGGAATATAATCAATAGTATCACTAAAGCTATACACGCCATCATTATACGAAACGCCGATTATACTAAAATCCATTTTGTTTAAATCGAAATAATATTTCATTGATTGAGCTTCAAACATATATGTTAACACATACACATCGCTGAACGCATCAAATATCTCTTTTGATAAAACCCAGTAGTAGTAGTTACAGAATTTATCTCTCTGAACACTCTCGTCTGTCTCTATATTAATAATTCTATTTCCTTTTGAGAGATTGACTATATCACCGACTAGGTTGCCATCGTACTCTCCAGGAGGATTGATCTCGATGTAACCGTCTGCGTTCTCTGTAGCCCAACCTGCATCTTTTAATAACTGTATATCAGACTTCTTTAAATCAGAAGATCTTAAAACATCTACCGCTTCGTCAATAATGAGAGTGTATTTACCAGCCTTAATTATATCAAGCATCTCATCAGAATACCGTAAAAACATATTATGAGTGCTGGTAATATTCTCTCCGTTTTTTAATAACTCCATCGTGTGGTTATACTTCTTAAACTCGTACTCCGGCAGTTTATTGCTCGGCTCTTTAAATCTTAGCTCTGGACAAGCACGCTTTATCCTATCTGATTCCTCCAAATACGGTGTGATGTAAATATACCGTTTATTTGGGTTGCTATTCATGTAGGTGATGGCTGCACTTGATTTACCAGAACCCATAATGGCATCACATACTTTTATGGCCATTTTATACCCCCTTTTTTGTGTTGAAAAAATATTTTTAGAACCAAACCGGTTCTAAAATTGAAAAAATACACCCCTAGAACCCTTGAAAACACTGGATTCTTAAAAGTGCTCCCCTAAAGGAAAAATACACTTTTCGTTATTCTTTCAGATTACATATTTAGCTACATGCAGTAGTGACAAGTGATAGTTTTATTTATTCGTAGAGGATAGTGTTATTGGATATCTTATTCAGTTGTCAAGGTGCTATGTTTTTATCTAACCAACGGTGACTGTTTTTTCATGCAGTACACTGTTGATTAAATAGTGTTTGTCGCTGCCAAGATTCAAATTAAGGTAAGCATCCTCAATCTCTTCTCCGGTTAATCCGATGTAGTCAAGGGTTACCACTGAACTCGCGTGTCCAAACATTTTCTGTAATATTAATAATTTTCTAGGATCGTTGTTGGACATCATCATCTGGTGGTACCCGAATGTCTTACGAAGAGAGTGAGTCGCCATTTTAATATTTAAGTTTAAATCTTTAGCCAGCGTTCTCAGAATTAGGTCTACTGCCTGTCGGGTCATCGGTTTATTTTTATTATTGTTATTATTACTTTCACTCCGGAACATATAGTCATCTAACTTACATTGATTATGCTGGAGATATAACGTAATCGCATCCATTACAGAATCGTTGATTGTTATGTATCTGTTCCGTCGTACCTTCCTTGTATCCTTTGTCTTCTTCTCCAGAATAGGAAAGGTGGTTTTAAAAGTGAGATCTTCGTTGATAAGTTGGATGAACCGTAACTGTAGTAGGTCACTGATACGTAGTCCAAAGTTTATCCCTAAGATGAATAGCATATTATCTCTATACCTACCATTGGCTATTAAATATTTAGATATTCTATCTATATCATCTAATCGTTTGATTGGTTCTGATGTATGTTCTGCTGCTATCTCAATTCCTACCTTATCTTCAGCAGGTAGTATTAACCCTGACTGTAACTGTCTTCTTGAACTGGTTACCTTACTTACATCAATTACCTTATTTCTAATATCCAGAGATTGAGATTTAAAATCTACTGATATGATTGTAGCCATCGGTATTTCTCCTTTCTTTATGCTATACTGTTGGTTACCTTTGAGCTACTATAATTATAGCATATTTCAATTAGCATGTCAATAGAAAAAGAATAGAAAAATACTATTGATAACAATATTTTTCGATACTCTTTAGTTGGATGGTATTTGAGGGATTTTAGTTTCATAATATGAACTATTCTTCTGGTTAATATTTATACTTAACATCTTAATGAAGGAACTTTCTCTGAAGAAAATGAGCTCGGTGAGTGATAGGAGAGAGGTGTGGGTGAGATGAAACAACTTGCAGTCGGGTGGGGGTTCGTTTTGGTCGAAAAAATGGAAAATACCCCGTTATACTTGCTAAAGGTGTATTTTGACAAGTAAAATTTTTTTTGCTTATATATGTATTATTTTTACTATATTGATTTTAAAAAATGATTTTTTGATTTTCTGTTTTTGTGTTGCTGCTTTTCGTCCATTGTTAGGAAAAACTGTTTCCCCGGTTCAAACTTTCAATTTACACCATACCAAAAAATCCTACTTTTTTCTCACATTTTTATAACCTTTTTTGTCAAATTGAAAAAATGTTGAAAATTTATATTGACAATTCAAAAGCATTATGTTACACTATTGATAAGATACAGACGGAAAACCTATGTATCAAATAAGAGTTTCCCAGTTTAGCCGTATAAAAACTGTGGCGGTTAACTTTGCCGTAAGAAAGGGGTTATACTATGAAAAAATTGTATTGTGCATTTTATTATGCAAACAGCGAAAAGGTCGAAACCAAAACCATTTTTACAGACAGCTTGAAAAAGGCAAGAGAAAAGGCGAACTCTTACAAAGTCGCTACAACTTGTGATACTGTTCGAGTATGCGAAAGTCTAAAAGACAAAGACGGAAACATTTTGACAGACACACTACAAAAAACAGCTTTGTTTATTGCTAAATGTTCCGCGGAAAAAAGCATACTAAGAACAGGCGGAAATGAAACACAAAATCGAATTGCAGACAATTTGAAAAAAGCAAGTGCTATCATCATTAACTTTGAAAATGTAATGGAAGAAAAAAACAGTTTCAAAGTATTCGCTTTTACTGGATACAAAGAAGATAAAAACGGAGACGTGCAGAAAGTCAAAACTTGCGACATTATAGCAGAAAATAAGACAAAAGCGGAAGAGCATAGACCAAGCGGAAACTATGATACATTTACCATTACAGAACAGACATTCACAGACAAAATGACCCAAGCGTTAGAAACGCTTTGCCCCGACTCCATGGAATATTACGGGCAAGCACAAGCGGCGTTATATCAAGCAATATCGGACGGGTTAGAAACGGACGAACAATATCGAAAAGCGTATCTTTCCATAAACCAATATATTATGTCACTTAGAACAGCAACCGCGAAAGAATGTTCGACGGAATATATCAAAGACAATAACGGCGACATTGTTTCAGTTGGGAATTATTACGGAAAAATTTTGAAAGGAAAAGCGGAATACATACCAACGGAAACTGCAGAAATGACAGACGGAATAGAAACAGAAAAAGCACTTTTCCAAGCAATTAAAAATTGTGGACTTACACCACGGCAAATGCAAATAGTGCTATTATCCATAAAAGGGTATAGCTGGCGACAAATTTCCGAAAAATTGAAAATCAAGAGTAACGGAACAATAGGGAAACACTTTCAATATATTAGGGAAAAGGCTCTTGCATATCTTATGGAACATAATCCAGAAATAGCTAAAAAAATCAAATAA